ATGAAACCGGCGCATATGAGGGCGAGGACGCTGGCCCTTATTGGCACGATCAGATTGAGACCGCTATCAAGATATTTGATAAGTGGGAAAAGCGTGGTCAAAAGGTTGTCAAGCGCTATAGGGATGAACGCGATGCTATAGAGATGCCAAGGATGAAGTTCAACATCCTATGGTCAAACATCCAAGTGCTCTTTCCTGCCCTGTATGGCAGACAAGCCAAACCCGAGGTTTCACGCCGATACATGGATCAAGACCCCGTGGGTCGATTGGCCTCGACCATGCTTGAGCGTGTCATGGAGTACGAGACCACCCAATTCGGTGATTTTGATGCGGCGATGAGTGGGGCGGTGCAAGACCGACTGCTGCCTGGTCGTGGCACGGCTTGGATACGCTACGAGCCTGTCATTGTCAACGAGACCCCTGAGGTTGAGGGGGAGATGGAGCGAGATGAGTCGCAAGTCTATAACACCGTAGAAGACCCAACAGAGCGCATTGATGCGGCTCACAGCCCAATTGATTACGTTTATTGGGCTGACTTCTTGCATTCACCAGCTCGGACATGGGATGAGGTGTGGTGGGTAGCTCGGGCGGTCTACATGACCAAAGACGAGGGCGTAGAGCGCTTTGGAGACGTATTTAAAAACGTCAGCTTGACCAGCTCAAACACCGACATGGACGGTAAGAATCCCATGACCGCCAAGATGACCTACGACAAAAAGGCGATGGTCTATGAGATTTGGAATAAGCGCACGGCAAAGGTTTGCTGGATTGCTAAAGGTTATCCACAAGCGCTTGATGAAAGGGATGACCCGCTAGGGTTAGAGGAGTTCTTCCCATGCCCTAAGCCGTTGATGGCAACCACCACCACTGGCTCAATGATTCCTGTACCCGACTATTGTGAGTACGAAGATCAGGCACAAGAGCTAGATAACTTAACGCAGCGCATTTACTTGCTGACCAAAGCCTGTAAAGCGGTTGGCGTGTTTAACGCTGAGTTCAAAGAACTGGGTCGGCTGTTTAGCGAGGGCGTAGACAACAAGTTATTCCCTGTAACCGCATGGGCGGCAATGTCGGAAAAAGGCGGCTTAAAAGGCGCTATCGACATGATGGATACCTCGCAAATCATCATTACCTTGCGAGAGTTGTATGCGGCAAGGGAACAGGTCAAGCAGTCCATTTATGAAATCATGGGCATATCGGACATCTTGCGTGGATCGTCCAAAGCCCAAGAAACGCTTGGTGCTCAACAGCTTAAGGCCAACTTTGGTAGCTTAAGGTTAAAGAGCAGTCAAGGCGATGTGGCTCGGTTTGCTACCGACATCTTTAAGCTCAAGGCGCAAGTTATATGTAAGTTTTACCCGCCTGAGTTGATTGTTGAGATGTCGGGTGTTATGAACACGCCGGATGGTCAAGACCAGCAAATGTTGCAAGCGGCGTTACAAATGTTGTCTGATAGCACCATACGCGACTTCCACATTGCGGTAGAGGCTGATAGCTTGGCTCAGATTGATGAGCAAGCAGAAAAGCAAGGCGCATTAGAGGCAATCCAAGGCATAGGTGCATTCTTGCGTGAGGCAATTCCTATGGTTACCCAAGCGCCCGAGACATTGCCTATGGCCTCCGAGATGTTATTGTTCTTGGTGCGCCGATTTAGGGCAGGCCGAGGGTTGGAGAGCGCGGTAGAAAAAGCCATGAAAGCCTTGCAAGATAAGGCAGATTTGGCTAAACAACAACCGCCACGCCCACCGCCTGAAATGATACAAATGCAAGCAGAGCAGCAGGCCGAGCAGATGCGGATGCAGGCACAAGCGCAAACTGAGCAAATGAAAATGCAAGCTCAAGCGCAAATTGAGCAAGGCAAGGCACAGCTTGAGATGCAGATGCACCAAGCCAAAGCGCAAGCTGAAATGCAATTGGCACAGATGAAAGCGGACTTTGAAACCGCTAAACAGAACAACGAACTTCAAATTAAAGCCCGAGAAATGGCTGGAAAGGAAGAATATGAACGATGGAAAGCAGAGCTTGATGCTGCGACTAAGATCATGGTGGCAAGGATTGGTAGCAACCCTGGTGTCGATTTACCAGTTGTTGAAGCAGCGGCTGCACAAATAACCAACGAGCTGGGCGGCACAATTGTTCAGGCGATGGACAAAATAACCGCCTTGCATGACAACATGGCAAACTTGCACGGCGAATCAATGCAAAACATTGGTAAGGCAATGCAACAATTGTCCGCACCCAAGAAAGTGGTTAGGGGTGCTGATGGCTTAGTAATTGGCGTGGAGATAGCATGAGCCTTGTTTTAGCTGATCGGGTAAGACAGACCACCACTTCAACAGGTACTGGAACGATCACGCTAGACGGCTCTGTTGATGGGTTTCAGTCATTTTCGGTAATTGGCAACAACAATACGACTTATTACACGATCTCAGGCGGTACGCAATGGGAAGTTGGGATTGGGACTTACTTTAGCGGCACGTTGGCTAGAACAACCATAATCTCATCATCAACAGGCTCAATACTTAATCTTGCGGCAGGTGCAAAGGATGTATTTATCAGCTATCCTGCTGAAAAATCGGTTAATCAAGATGCCAATAACCGTGTTTTGATACCTTACACATCAGGCACAACCAATGTTGGCTCTTTAAATGTTGGTGACGCAACTGCACACACTGATTCGGGAGTAATAGCTGGGTTCACGGCAAGTGAGCCGTTATATCTTTACACAAGCCTGCAAAACACAAGCGCCAGCAATACCAGTTACGCAAGCTATGCTGTCAATGACGGCGGTCACACGGCTTACAGCGAGCTTGGAATAAATAACGCAAATTACAGTTACGCGGCTGCGGGATACCCAAACAATGGGTTTTCTTTACCTTTGGCAAGTTTTGTCGAATCGTATGGTGGCCCATTGGTTATGGGTAGTTGGGATAACCAAAAGATCAGTTTTATTATCAATGGCGCTGTCAGCACAACAGACGCTGTAACCATTAACACCAATGGATCGGTAGCGTTTAATGGGCAAGTGGGTACTGCGGGACAGGTTTTGCAATCTAACGCAACTGCTGCCCCGACTTGGGTTGATGCCGCCGCTAAATGGGGGGCATAGGTGTTTGGTTTTGCCTCATTTGCGGAGCTTCCATTTGCCACAATAGGCGTAGCAGTAGTTCCACCGCCATTTGAGACTCCACTAGGCGGTCACTTTGGCTTTGATGAGAAAAAGCGTGATGAACAATGGGCTAAAGACCAAAAGCTAGAGGCGCAACGTAAGCTAAAACTGCAAGAGGCATTGTTTGGTTTACCGCCTGAGGTAAGGGAAGAAATTACTTCAGCACCCGCGCAAACAATAGAGGTTGCGGTTAGAAAACAAATTGATTATGATTTGTTAATGCAAAGGGTTAAAACTCTTGAAGTTCGTGTTAAGCTAAAACGTGATGAAGAAGATGTCGCAATGCTTTTGGAGTTAATGTGAAAAGAACTTGGGTTTATCCATCAGACGGCAGCGAAGCCTACGAGGTCACAAGGGGTGAGTACCGAGAAGAATCTATCGCCTCGGTAAGAGGTGACATTGCGCCTTTTATGTCTCCTGATGGCGTAATGATTGAGGGCAGAAAACAATGGCGTGAGCACCTTAAGCGCACCGATACCATTGAGATGGGGCATTCGGACGTTAAATATGCACAGCAAGAGTGGAACAAGAAGAAAGAAGCGCACCGAGACCGATTGCGTGGTCAACTGGCTACGGTACAAGAGTTTGACCGACCAGGCGCACCGATTGCACCTGTTAAGATGTCTAACCTTAACGTAGAGATGGCAAACCGCCTGCACAATAGGCCGATGCCCGAGCGTAAAGAGATGATTAAAATGACTTTGGAACAAATGAAAAGGATGAAGTGATGGAAAACGAAGTTGTCGCACCCGACACAGTAGAAACACCAGCACCCGAAACCCAAGCGGTAGAAGCGCCTCAAACGGCAGCAGAGCCGCAAAGCCGAGCCGATACTATTCGTGAGGCATTAACCAAAGCACCGACAAACCGAGGCAAACACGCAGCCAGCCAGCCCCGTGAGGGCGGCAAGTTTGCTCCCAAGTTCCCAACAGACCAAACTCAAGCACCGCAAATGGCTGAAAAGCCAAGAGCTGAAATGCCTAAAAGTTTGCGCCTTGAGCTAAAAGAACATTGGGAAAAAGCGCCAGCAGAATTACAGCAAGCCTTTGCCCAGCGGGATGCCGACTACGAAAAGGGCATCAGCACATATAAACAAAGGGATGCCGAGGCTCGGGCAATCACAGAGTTATTCCAACCCTATGAGTGGATGCTAAGAAACGAGAACGCTACGGCGGCAACGGCGATTGGCCCATTGCTCCAAACGGCGGCATTGTTAAGAACAGGCACACCGCAGCAAAAATCGCAAGCGGTAGCAAAAATGATTCAGCAATTCCAAATTCCTTTGGATCAAGTGGCGGCTTACTTTGGCGGCGAAGCGCCACCACAACAAGATTCGCACTACAATCAATTAGCGCAACAAGTGCAGCAGCTCACGGCACACATCACGCAGAGCCAGTACGAAGCGCAGAAACAGAATGAAAACCGAGCACTCTCGGTAATCCAGCAGTTTGCAGGCGACCCCGCAAACGCACACTTTGAGGCAGTCCAAGATCGAATGTTGTCGCTTCTCCAAGCGCCGCAGGTTCTAGGGGACATTGGTCATATGTCTGAACGCGAGAAATTGCAAATAGCTTATGACACCGCCGTAAGGCTTGATCCACAGTTGGCACAAGGTTTATATGCTCAACAGCAACAAAGCTACGCCGCGCAAAATCAAGTACAGAAAGCAAAACAAGCGGCTGTACAAGTTAGGGGAGCGCCTGGCGCTGCCATCTCAGGTGCAGTCAATCAAACTGATCGCCGAGCCGTCATTGCCAATGCGCTGCGGCAGGTGAATTAAAAAGGAGTAAATCATGGCATACGCCAATAGTAATTACTCAGACGTATTAGCAACCACCATTGAGTCACGCTCCGGCATCGTTGCCGATAACGTGACCAAAAACAATGCGTTGTTGACTCGCCTGCGTGAGAAAGGCCGTTACAAGCCTTTCACCGGTGGTTCGACCATTCTGCAAGAATTGTCATTCCAAGCAAACTCAACCGCTATGTATTACTCAGGCGCTGAAGTCTTAGACATCAGCCCTGCGGACGTTATCTCTGCGGCTCAGTTCCCCATCAAACAAGCAGCGGTGGCAGTTACCATCAATGGCTTGGAAATGCTTCAAAACAGCGGCGAAGAGCAGATCATTGATTTGTTTGACGCACGTTTGGACGTTGCCGAGGCATCCATTGAAAACTTGATCTCTACTGGTATTTATTCGGACGGTACAGCCAACAACGGCAAGCAGATCACTGGTCTGCAAGCTATGGTGGTTGCATCGCCTAGTACCGGTGTGGTTGGTGGTATTGATCGCGCTACATGGTCATTTTGGCGCAATCAGACTTTTGACTTTTCCACTGACTTGGGTGCATCTGCTTCCAGCTCAAACATTCAGACCGGTTTTAACCGCCTGTATGCAAAGACAAGTCGCGGCTCTGATGTAGTTGATTTGATTTTGTTGGATAACAACTTGTGGGGCTTCTTTATGTCCTCACTGCAAAACATTCAGCGTTTCCCAGGATCCAGCAAAATGGCCGAATTAGGCTTTGTTGCTTCCAAGTACATGAATGCAGACGTTGTTCTTGACGGTGGTATCGGCGGTAATATTCCCGCAAGTACTGGCTATTTCTTGAACACAAAATACATTTTCTTCCGTCCTCATGCAAATCGTAACTTTGTTCCGATTGGTGATGAGCGTATGTCCACCAACCAAGATGCAATTGTGCGCTTGATCGGCTGGGCTGGCAATATGACCGCCTCGGGACTCCAGTTCCAAGGCGTAATGACTGAATAAGGAGCAAATATCATGGCAGATTACGTCACAGACGGCAAAATCGGCATTGACTTGACGGCTACTTATGCGTCAACAAGTGCAGGCTCTACAACATTGTTCCCTGTTACCCCTGGTACTCGGGTGAGCACTTCCAACAACGGTGTGTATATTTTTGTCCGCGCCGAATCCACCATCAACGCATTTGATGCGGTGATTATGAGCACCTATGCAGACTCAGCGAGTACCACTCCTGTTATGCGAGCTGTGCCTGTAACCACCACAAACGCTGCGGCTTTGGGTTTTAACATGGTTGGCTTTGCACAAACCGCTATTGCCTCTAGCTATTACGGCTGGGTTGGCTTGAACGGTACGCTCAAGGTTAACTTGCTAATTGCTTGCCAGCCCAAAGTGCCTTTGTACACCACAGCGACCCCTGGTGCGTTGGATGACACAACAGTGTCGGCTGGCTTTATCCAAGGTATTGTGGCTAACACATCGGCTACTTCTGCATCAGCACCATTCTGTATGGTCAACAATGCAGGCTTGATTATGGTTGGCGCAGGCTAATCAGAAACGATGCCCCACTCAAAAGGTGGGGTGTCTTTTTAATGAGTTCTTTACCTTTAAAAATTACTGGTAAATGCGTTGAAGAAGATGAGACGCTATTTGCCAATATGGATGCGGCAATTGCTAGAGGTTACCCACAAGTAACAGAGGCACACCCAGTTAAGACCGGTGCAATCTTGTTGGTGGCAAGCGCCCCAAGCGTTAAAGGTCAGTTAGAGCTTATTAAAAAGATGAAAGCGGCGGGGTCGCCTATTGTGGCGATTAAGGGTGCACATGATTGGTTAATTGAGAACGGCGTAACACCTGATTACGCCTTAGCCATCGACCCGCAAGAGCACAGAATAGCGTTTTATAGACCGCAGCCATCTGTGCATTACATGATTGCAAGCCAATGCCATCCGGCAATGTTTGACAACCTTGATGGGTATCAAGTCACACTATGGCATCCATACGTTAAAAAGGGGCAGGATCGCCCTAAAAAGTCCATGCTGATAGGTGGGGGTACAACCTCGGGCTTAAGGGCTATATCGTTGTTTTATGTGCTTGGTTACCGCCAGTTTGAGTTGTTTGGCTTTGACTCATGCAATGACGGCGAGCTGCTGAGAGTTAATGGCGATGGGCTAAAGGATGGCGACAAGCTGATTGAGGTCAAAATTGATCCGGAGGGCGAGACCTTTGACTGCAATATGTCGATGGCTTTGCAGGCCGAGCACTTTCAAACCTATTACGATTATTTGCCTGATGCCACGTTTAATGGACATGGGCGCGGGTTGATCCAAGCCATTATTAAAAAGCGTGAGCAAAACATGATGGAGCTTGGCAACATCATTGATGGCAAGGATGAGCTTAACGACCGCACATCATTTATCCATTGGGGCGACAAGAATGCGGCAAGCTGGCGCTACCGATCCAAGATACCAGCGGGGGATTGGGCAAGCCAAAACGATTTGACCGCTGACACCTTGATATTTGCCAAACCTCAAGCCAATGAATTAATGGACATGGCAAGAGCCAAAGCCCGAGGCGCTTGGGTGGTGGTGGATTTTTGTGATGACCATTTTGATTGGTTGCACTACCAAGAGGCATTGCGCCTTGCGGATGCGGTGACTTGCTCCACAACTGAGATGGCAAAAAGAATTAAAGAGTTAGGGCGGGATGCTACTGTCGTTGCCGACCCCTACGAGTACCCCGAAATGCCGCCGCATTGCAATGGGGTCAATTTGCTATGGTTCGGGCATCATGTCAACCGTGAGAGCCTGCAACGCATATTGCCCGACTTAGAGGGTCATCCCTT